CGCGGTCTGTTCCGAGGTCTGTATTACACGATGTATAAGGACGAGGAGCACCGTAACGTGACATCTGGTCGTGAGGAGAAGTTCATGCGCCCGCAAAAGCACAACACCCGCAAGTATAAGAATACCAGTTACTCGGCGGTGAATGAGAATGGTATTCCGATTCTCCACGCGACGATTGGTGAGGAAGATGTGGTGATTGGTAAGGTTGTCAACCTGCGCCACGACACGGCTGGCTACGCATTCCGTGATGCGTCGACCACGCACAAGAACGCAGAGTCTGGTCGCATTGACGGTGTTTGGCAGGACAAGAACTCCGACGGCTATCCCTTCGTCAAGGTTCGCGTGGTGTCTGAGCGCATTCCCCAGATCGGTGACAAGTTCAGCTCTCGTCACGGTCAGAAAGGAACAGTTGGAATGCTAATGGATGAGCAGGATATGCCGTTCACAGGGTCTGGTCTGCGACCTGATCTGATTATGAATCCACACGCTGTGCCCAGTCGTATGACGATTGCGCAGCTGATGGAGTGTATCTTTGGTAAGATCTGCGTGCGAAAGGGAACACTAGGTGATGGAACGCCGTATTCTCACCTGAAAGTCGAGGAGCTGCGGGCTCAGATGCTGGAGATGGGCATGCACCCCTATGGCAACGAGATCCTGTATAATGGACAGACTGGTGAGATGATGAAGGCTGAGATCTTCATGGGTCCGACCTTCTACCAGCGCTTGAAGCACATGGTCATCGACAAGAAGCACTCTCGTGCCCGTGGTCCGATTGTGTCTCTGACTCGGCAGCCTTGCGAGGGACGTTCTCGCGATGGTGGTCTTCGTGTCGGTGAGATGGAGCGCGACTGTATGATCTCCCACGGCGCGGCAGCCTTCACCAAGGAGCGCCTGATGGATGTCTCCGATCCGTTCACCACGGGCATCTGTAAGACGTGTGGCACACTTGCGATTGTGAACCCACAGGAGGGCATCTACTCGTGTGGGTCATGCGGTAACCAGACAGACTTTGTCCAGAAGACCATTCCTTATGCGATGAAGCTGTGGATGCAGGAGCTGGAAGCCATGCATATTGTGCCTCACATGGTTATGGGGTAGTCGGACGCACTAAAGTACCCCAACTCACCGGAAACGCAGTCTTCACCAACTCACTTACTTGTCCAGCAACCGCACGAATCTCAGCTTGGGCATCGGGACCCATGCGGAGGTGACACAAACGAGCATACGCAGCCAATGAGCCCGTCTCGATGAACTCGGTCATCATATTCTGCGGTAGCACCATGCGGGCTTGCTCAGGCGGGATGTTATTAGCCAACAGATACTTGTACTCGTCCATCGAATGACAGCAGTGCATCTTCATATACTGCATAAACTTTTCGTCCTCCGGATGGACGTCATCATTACTCCCCTGCTTTTTACCTAGAGCGCGCGTCCGAAGATGAGGAATGTGGAAGGTCGGCGGATCATCTACGTAGCGCCGGCTGACTTCGTTGCGTGAGAACCCGACAGTGTGCCGAAACCACTCACGTGCCATCCAAATCGGCATCCTCAATCGAAACCGCAGCTGGGGATGGAAGAAGGGTGATGTATGCTCATGTTCCGCAAGATACTTGATCAACTTGGCATCCTTGTCGGTGAACTCGGTGGTGTGCTTACCAAGAGATACGCGAGCGGCATTCACCACAGTCAGATCGTTACCAAATGTTTCCAGAAGCTCAACTTTGCAGTCCTCGAACATGACTATACTTCGGACTCTTCCTGAAGATCATACAACCCCGGACGGCGGGTACAACATCCGGACAATGCCATTATCGCGCAGACACACGAACCAAGGACGACGACCCCTGCGACGACAGCCGCTGTGAGCTGGTCCTGGTCCATTACTTCTTTTTACGAAGTGTGTATAAATGGGGAGAACCCGCCGTAAGCACAAGGAATGTACGAAATATCGCTGTTGGGCAGCCATACCAGGTGGTGGTAAAAAGTCGCATACACGCCGTCGGGTGTAAATAGCAATGGCGCTGGAGATTGTTATCGGTCCGATGTTCGCCGGAAAGACAACCTATGCGCTTGATCTGGTGCGGCGGTATACAACTCAGGGTCTGCGCGTTCTGGTTGTGAAGCCAGCCCTGGACACTCGATTTGTGAATCTGAACGAGCTAACCACCCATACTGGAGATTCAGTTCCGTGTTATACCACGGATACCTTGAACTCGTTAACCGCAGATTTCATCGAACATTTTTCAGTCATTATTGTGGATGAAGCTCAGTTCTTTCAAGGACTGATTCCCTTCGCAGAGTTTGCGGTGGATACGCATCATAAGATTGTATACTTGATTGGATTGTCCGGAGATTCCGATCGCCGTCCATTTGGTGAGATGTTGTCTGTCATTCCGTTGGCTGACAAGATTACGCATCTGAAGAGTCAGTGTGCGTGTGGCGATCCAGCCTTCTTCACTCGTCGCCTTCAAACTGGGCTCGGACAGATAGCGGTTGGTGGGTCAGAGATGTATCAATCTCAGTGTAGGTTCTGCTATGTCTACGGGGGCAACCGCGTCTTTTAAAGGAGAGTCGCCGAAGAAAAAATGTTGCTGAGTATCATACAAGCAATATGGGTGGTGGTCTTCTTCAGCTCGTCTCGTATGGTGCTCAGGACATCTACATCAGCGGCAACCCCCAGATCACGTTCTGGAAGGTGCTGTTCAAGCGTCACACGAACTTCGCGATGGAGTCCATTGAGGTGACGTTCAACGGCCAGGCGGACTTCAATAAGCGCGTGACGGCGATCATCAACCGTAACGCGGATCTGATGTTCCGCACGTATATCCAGCTGGTTCTCCCGGCGGTGCAGCTGGATGCCGGCAACAACAGCCAGATCCAGCGCTTCCGTTGGCTCAACTACATTGGTCACCGCGTCGTGAAGACGGTCGAGCTCGAGATCGGCGGCCAGCGCATCGATCGCCAGTACGGCGACTGGATGCAGATCTGGACGCAGCTGACCCAGGACATCGGTACGGTCAAGGCGCTCGATGAGATGGTTGGCAACACCCACGACCTGGTGCTGATGAAGGACCGCAAGGGCTATGCGCTGGATGTGTCGTGCGCGGGCTCTGAGCTCACGAACTCGTGCGCCCCCCGTTCGGGCACGCCGGCGCGTACGCTCTACATCCCCCTGCAGTTCTGGTTCTGCCGCAACCCGGGTCTTGCCATCCCGCTGATCGCGCTCCAGTACCACGAGGTGCGCATCAACGTAGAGTTCGAGCAGTGGAACAACTGCGTATACTATGAGCTGACCACGGGCCAGACGTCTGCCCCGACGGCGATCCAGTCCCTGACGGCTGCGTCGCTCTACATCGACTACATCTACCTGGACACGGAGGAGCGCCGCCGCTTCGCCCAGCAGACGCACGAGTACCTCATCGAGCAGCTGCAGTTCACGGGTGCGGAGTCGATCACGTCGAGCTCGAACAAGATCCAGCTGAACTTCAACCACCCGGTGAAGGAGCTCGTGTGGGTCTGCCAGCGCGACTCGTTCGTTGACTGCTCGTTCCCGTCCCCCACGTTCATCGCGGAGGTCAACGGCTGCCAGCCGTTCAACTACTCCGACGACTTCTCGACGGAGGGTGTGATCATGGACGTGCTTGCCCGCGGCTCTCTGGGTGGCGGTGGCTCTGACCTCCGTGTGCCGACGACGGCCGATGGTCCTTCTGGCGCATACACCCCTGGTCTCGGTGTTGCGATCGGCCCTTCCCTGTATGGCTCGTCGTGGCTGGACTCGAACATCATCGGCTCGGGCAACGACCAGCAGTACCTGTTCGAGGACACGACCAACTACCTGCTGGCGAAGGTCATCCTCGACTCCGGCACGCGCTGCTCTGGCAAGTGCCCGATTGAGGTTGCCAAGCTGCAGCTCAACGGCCAGGACCGCTTCACGGAGCGCGAGGGACGTTACTTCACGTTCGTGCAGCCGTACCAGCACCACACGCGCACGCCCACTGCTCCGGGTATCTGCGTGTACTCCTTCGCGCTCAAGCCGGAGGAGCACCAGCCGTCGGGCACGTGCAACTTCTCACGCATCGACAAGGCGACCCTCCAGCTCACGGTGTCCGTGAACACGGTGCGCGCCGGCCGCACGGCCCAGGTGCGCGTCTACGCCGTCAACTACAACGTGCTGCGCGTGATGAGCGGCATGGGCGGTCTTGCCTACAGCAACTAGAGACCTCCGCGAGGACTCATACAAGAAAATCCACAAGAAATCAAAAAACAAATGAAGATGTAAACAACATCTTGATTAGATTTTTGATGTAAATGAAACTCTTTGTATTATAATGATTGTGTCGTGGGGGGATGTAATCCAGAATGGACCATCCAACTCAGTAGTCTATGTGTCTCTTGATACAGCCGAAGGTAGAAGCTGTGTCGGACACTGGATTTGGGAATGTGGACTTCTTCTACCATATATTAACGATCTCCGGCACAAATTAACAGTTCCGCTTAAAATACTTCTTTTCGAGGAGAAGCTCTATAAGAGAAATGTGTTATCTGATTTTGGATTCAACACTACAGATATCGTCTATAGTGACAAAATGACA